AACTAACTTACCTAGAACTTACAATGTAGAACTTTGTTCAGGAGGAGTAACATCTACAGTAAACTATACATCAGATGGTGCTTTAGCTAATGGCTCTGCTTATTTTGACGGTACTAATTGTTGGGAAATTCAAACAGTAACAACATACAATGCAGGTGCTACTAGTATAGACGGAACTACAATTTACAATAGCTGTTTTGCTTGTAACAACGCCAACCCACAATTAACAGCGTTCTTTTCAACTACAGTTAAAAACTTTAATACAGTATGTGACCCTGACTTCCTAGACCAAATATACTATCACGATGGTTCGAATCCATTACCACAAGTAGATGATGTTTGTTATACTACATCAAGTGGAAGTACAGTATTACCTGCAGGATATTACGCTATAAATGATGGGATAAACTTTATAGATATAGGTAATAGTAATGGAATAGTAGATGCAGTTGGAGTTTGTGGATTTTAAATAAAAAAGATATGCTAAAAAATATATTTGATATACTAAACGTAGTAGAAGGAGAGACTGAGAATATTAGAATTGCTCAAGGTAAGTATAAACTACCAGAAACATTTAAAGAAGGATTACAACATTTAAAACAAGAAATATGTCAGTTAAAAAAGTAGTTGAGGTAGAAGTACAGGCAAAACAAGCACAAAAGAATCTTGATGACCTTACAGCAACTTTATTAGAACAGAAAGAGATAACTATTGAGTTTAAAAAAGAGTTAGCTTTATTAGAAAAACAATTAAGAGATACTCCTAAAAACTCACTAGCTGCTCAAAAAGAGTTAAAGGATAGGATTAACAATCTTAAGGATGCTATAAAAGACCAGACTCTATCTATACAAGAGTTAAATCTTGAGAAAGCTAATCAGAAAGCAAATGAAGTAGCTATAAAAGGCAATGAAGCATTAGGGGAATCTTTGTCTAAAAACAGAGGATTTTTAAGTGCTTTAAATACTTTAACAGGAGGTGTATCTAATCAAATATTAGGATTTGCTAAAGGAATAAAGTCTGCAGTGACATCTGTTAAAACACTAACAACAGGTATGAAAGGCTTAAAAGTAGCTTTAATATCTACAGGTATTGGTGTATTTGCAGTAGCATTAGGGGCAATAGTTGCTAATTGGGATTCTATAACTAAGGGAGTACAAAGATTTATAAATAGTTCAGCAGGACTTACTAACTTCTTTAATCAAGTAAAAGCAGGTTTTAATTCTGTATTTGAAAGCATAAGACCTGTATTAGAGTTTTTTGGATTATATCCTACATTAGAAGAAGAGGCAACAGAAGCTGCAAGAAAAGGTGCGGAAGTAAGAGCATCTTAATACGAGAAAGAACTTAAACTAGCACAAGCAAGAGGTGAGTCTGCAAAAGAATTAGCAAGAATTGAAGAGCAATTACTACAAGATAAAATAGCAGCAGCTGAGAAAGAAGAAGACATTGAAGCAGCTAAATTTGAATTACAATTATTTTACGCTAGAGAAAGAAAAAGAATAAGAGATGAAGAATTATCTAGCATATTAGAAAGAGACAAACTTTTAAAAGACCAAGAGAATTTAAGAAGACAACAAGAGAATGAATTTATAGTAGATGCAGAGGAGGCATTTCAAGCAACTAGACAAAAAAAGAAAGAGGATGATTTAATAAACTTTGGAGATTACAACGCAGCTTTACTAGAAGAAGAGGAATTGTTTTTAGAAGAAAGTTTAAGGTTAAATGAAATAGGCTTAGAAAATGAAAAGTTAATAGCAGAGGCAAAACAGGCAATTACTGATTCTAACTTAAATAACGCTCAGTCAGGATTTGCACTACTAGGTCAATTAGCAGGTAAAAATAAAGCACTACAAGCAGCTGCATTAATAGGAGAAAGTGCAGCGGGAATAGCAAGAACAGTAATTAACACACAAACATCAAACGCTTCTACTATTGCACAAGGAGCAGCATTAGCAATACCTACAGCAGGTGCATCAGTAGCGGCAGCATCAGCACTTGTAGCATCTAATAACATAAGTGCTGGAATTGGAATAGCAACTAACATAGCAGCAACAGCAAAAGCATTAGGCGCTTTAAAAGCAGGCGGCGCTCCAAAAGGTGGTTCTGTAAACGGAGTAAGAGGAGGAGGCTCTAGTGTATCTATACCATCATCGCAAGCACCTGCATTTAATGTAGTAGGTACATCAGGCACTAATCAGTTAGCACAATCAATAGCAGGTCAAACACAACAACCTGTAAAAGCCTATGTAGTATCTAATGATGTAAGTACTGCACAGAGCCTAGATAGAAACATTGTAGAAGGTGCTTCTATATAAAATACAAAATACAAACTAACATACGTTATATAAATATGAAAATAGTAGAACTTATTTTAGACGAGAATGAGGAGTTAGCAGGAATAGAAGCTATCTCAGTAGTAGAAAGTCCTGCAATAGAGGAGGATTTTGTTGCTTTAAAAGCTGAGGAGATTAAACTTGCTGAGGTAAACAAAGAGAAGCGTATTCTTATGGGTGCTTTATTAATTCCTAACAAGCCTATATACAGACGCAACGGAGAGGATGAGTACTATATATACTTTTCTAAAGATACTGTCTTAAAAGCCTCTCAAAAGTACTTAATGGCAGGCAATCAGAACAACTCTACTATGGAGCATCAATACGAGTTAAAAGGATTGTCTCTAGTAGAATCTTGGATTATAGAAGATGAGGTACACGACAAGTCTAGAAAGTATGATATGAACTTACCTATTGGTACTTGGATGGGTGCAGTCAAAGTTAATAATGATGATGTTTGGGAGAACTATGTAAAGACTGGTAAGGTAAAAGGCTTTAGTATAGAAGGATACTTTGCTGACAAGATGGAAAGACCACAGGATTCTGTAGGTATGTCTAAGGAGGAGCAAGATGCGTTACAAAAGATAGAGCAATTAAAGGCTTTATTCAAAAAAAAAAGTTTGAACTAGAGTCATATAGTGATTATCCTAAGTCTGCCAGTAATAATGCAAAGAGAGCGTTAGAATGGGTAGATAAGAATGGATGGGGGTCTTGTGGAGAGGCAACTGGTAAAGCTAGAGCTAATCAATTAGCAAAAGGCGAGCCAATAAGCAGAGACACGATAGCAAGGATGGCTTCTTTTAAGAGACACCAACAACATAAAGATGTACCTTACTCAGAAGGTTGTGGAGGTTTAATGTGGGATGCTTGGGGAGGAACATCAGGAGTAGAATGGGCGATTAATAAACTAAAAGAAATAGATGAATAAAGATAAAACACCAAGCTATACAAGTCCAAAGGGAAGCTCTAGAGGATGCCTATGTAAAGATGAGAACACCTACTCTAGAAAGTGTTGTGATGGTTCTTTATGGGCGCAAGGAATAGGAAACATATATCGTAAATCTTAAACGAAAATGCAAAATTTTAATTATTAACCGTTATATAAATATGAAAAACCCATTAGAGATGCTAAAAGAAATTAAAAGCGTTCTAGGTATTGAGTTATCTGAAGTTCAAGTAGAGCAATCTACTGAGGAAACAAAGTTAGCTCAAATGACCCTAGAGAATGGTACTATCATTGAAGCAGAAGAGTTCGCTCCTGAATTTGAAGTATTCATCGTAACTGAGGAGGATAAAATTGCCTTACCAGTTGGAGAATATTCTTTAGAGGATGGAATGGTTCTTATTGTAGAATCTGAAGGTATCATCAAAGAGATTAAAGAAGCTACATCTGAAAAAGAAGTAGTAGAAGAAGAAGTAGAAGCTGCAGAAGAAGAAATGAGCTATGCTACTAAAGAAGAACTAGCTGAGGTTAAATCTATGATTGAAGAAATCAAAGCTATGATTAAGGATAAAGAGGATATGGCTGCACAAACTGCAGAAGTAGAGGCTCAAGTAAAAGAGGAATTATCTTCTACACCTGCTGCTACACCATTGAAGCACAATCCTGAGGGGAATGTTCAAACCAAGAAAATTGTATTTGGTAACAACAGACCACAGTCTATCCAAGACAGAGTATTTGCAAGAATTGCTAACATAAAAAAATAAACTAAATAAAAATGGCTACAACAACCGACATTACAACTACATTTAGCGGAACTTTCGCAAATGAATATATCGCTGCAAGTTTGCTTTCTGGAGCAACTTTAAACAATGGTGGTATCACAATCAAACCTAACGTAAAGTACAAAGAAGTAATCAAAAAAGTTGCTACTGATTCAAACGTAATCAAAGATGCATCTTGTGATTTTACTGATACTGCTACAGTTACTTTAACTGAAAGAATCTTACAACCTGAAGAGTTCCAAGTGAACCTTGAGTTATGTAAAAAAGATTTTCGCAGCGACTACGAATCGGCTCAAATGGGTATGTCTGTATATGACAACTTACCTCCAACCTTCGCTGATTTCTTAGTTGCACACGTTGCAGGATTAGTTGCTGAAAAAACTGAAAACACTATCTGGAAAGGTGTTACTGCTAACGCAGGAGAGTTTGACGGATTAGTAACTAAAATGACTGCTGATGCTGATGTTATTGATGTAGTAGGAACTTCTGTTACTGCTGCTAACGTAATCACAGAGATGGGTAAAGCAGTAGATGCTATTCCTTCTGCATTATACGGAAAAGAAGACTTATACTTATATGTATCTCAAAACGTAGCTAGAGCCTATGTAAGAGCATTAGGTGG